ATCATATTGATTCTCTTCTAACTTCTTTAAAGAATCCATATTGGTTACCCAATCAGTTCCAAGATACTCATCTAAAACATTTGTGAGTGCAGGATTAGAAGAAACAATCCATCTTCGAGGAGTAACACCATTAGTCACATTAGTGAACTTATGTGGCCATAGATCATAGAACTCTGGCATTAACTGTGTCTTTACCAACTCAGAGTGTAGAGCAGCAACACCATTAACATGATGAGAACCTATGGTTGCTAGGTGTGCCATACGAACTGCTTTATGACCACGCTCATCGATGATGGACATTTTCTCTAACATACTATCATCACCAGGATAATTAAGTCTTACTACCTGTAGAAATCTACGATTGATTTCATAGATAATTTCTATGTGTCTAGGTAAAAGATTTTGGAATAATCTAAGATCCCATTTCTCTAATGCTTCTGGCATTAAAGTATGATTTGTATATGCGATAGATTTAGTAACAATTTCCCATGCATCCTCCCATCCAATATGTCTTTCATCAACAAGTAGTCTCATTAATTCAGCAACTGCAATTGCAGGGTGTGTATCATTTAATTGAACTTGCCAGTGATGTGGGAAATCTTCTATATCATATCCACGCTTATCTAAACTTCTTAACATATCCTGTAAAGAAGCACTTACAAAAAAGAATTGTTGTTTTAATCTTAATATCTTACCTGCATCTGTTCCGTCATTTGGATATAGAACCTTAGAAATAGTTTCTGATGCAACACTCTGTTCTACTGATCCCATATAATCACCTATATTAAATGCATAGAAATCAAATGTCTCAGTAGCATCTGCTCTCCATAATCTCAATCGATTACAACTATCAACTTTATATCCTAACTGTAATATATCATAAGGAACAGCAATTACACTCTCCTCAGGAACCCAACGAACTCTGCGGTTACCACGATCAGATGTGTAATGTTCAACTCTACCACCAAATCCAACATGGACTGATTCATCTGGATGACAAAGTTCCCATGGCCACTCTCCATGTAACCAATTATCTGTAATCTCTATCTGTTGATTATCTCTTATCTCTTGCTTAAATATACCATACTTATATCGAATACCATAACCAGTAGCGGGGACTTTTAAAGTTGCCAGAGAGTCCATATAACACGCTGCGAGTCTACCTAATCCACCATTACCTAAACCAGGTTCTTCTGCTACATCTAAAATTTGATCTAAGGTATATCCGTATTTCTTTAATGCTTCTTCCGCATCTTCTTTAATACCAAGACATATTAAATTATTACCAAGTTGAGGACCTATTAAAAATTCTGCTGATAGATATGCTACCTCTTTTCCAGTAGGAGGTTTCATCGACAACCAGTAGTTCATCATCTGATCTCTTACAGCATAACTTAATGCAATATAAAAATCATGAATAGAGGCATTGTCAGATCGTTTTCCTAAAGTATAGAAAAGACGTTCATTAATACCATTGTAAAGGTTACTAGGATTCGTCAACTTTTTTCTTCTTACTACCTATATTATACTTTGTTTCTAGTATCCAGTCACCTTTGTCTCTATATGCTAATACTTTAATTTGATTTAATGGTGCAATATCTTGAATTTTTGATACATCTACAATACCAATTAATCCCCAATCAGCAAGTAATTGTGCAATACGATTACGACGTTGAACATCATTAGATGTTAAGTTAGCATGCTTACCATCAAGAGCAAATAATTCTTTAAAATGAACAAGATAATATCTACCTTGTTTGTGTAGTATGTGACATGATTGATATATCTTCTTCTCTTTTCTAGATGCTACACCAATTCTTGTAAGGGTCTCTCTTACCTTAAGGAAATCATCAGGTTCATTAAGAGTTACCTCGACCATTTTTTCAGGTAACCACTGTATCTCAGGTTGTTGAACCACACTCATTGTCTTCCTCCAGTTTCAAACTTCGATTTTATAAAATTAATTTGTTCAGTAGATAATATCTTCAAAACCTGTTTTGCTTTTTCATCACTATATTTGTAGTAACGCTTCACATAATCAAGATCTTTGATTTCATCTTTACGTAGCCAAGGAGAGAATCTCTTCTTAGTTCTGAGTGTATTTAGAAAAAAATCATATTGCATCTTCTTCGGTAAAAAATGATACTGATTCATTTCATTAGCAAAGAGTATTGCATCAAGATGACCTGAGTAGATACGATTGATTATGTAGGGTGAATATTCTTTTTCTAGTGATGGGTCTTCATCAATAAGATTCTTCTTTGACAAATTGATCGACTTCAACCATTCCTTCAATTCCATAATTTAGTAATAATAATTCTTTTCTTGTTTGTTGGTCACTCATATAATCTCCGACAGACCTCATAGTATAAGTAAGGTCAAACTCTACAGCATTCCAATCTTTAAATCTATTTTTAATTAGTTGAGATGAGTTATATGATATCATCATATCTGCTGTGTGGTGATCACAATCTTTGGCAAATTTGTCATGATCAAATTTTTTATGCATCTCTCCAGACTTTCCATAAAGATTGTCTTTTATATCATATGGAGGATCTAAGTATATAAAAGTATCCTTCCAATCTGTTAGGAGATCCTCATAAGAGAGATTTGTTATCTTCCAATCTTGAATTATTTCTTGATAACCTGTTAACTTTTCAATACCTCTCATTGAGAAATTAGAATCACTTGCTTGTGCTGAAAATGATGATGACTCTGTGAGACCAGAGAAACTACATTTATTTACAACGTAAAAAGCAACTGCTCTTTCCAATTTACTTTTATCTTTACTGTTGATGATTTTTTTTGATTCCAAAAACAATTCTTTTGCAGAATCTGGATTTGGATGTTTAACTTTTAAATCACTCAGCGTGGTATATAATTCTTCACCACTATGCTGAATCTCTTTCCAAAAATTAACTAGAGGTTCGTATAAATCATTAACCCAAATACTTAAAGATGGATACATCTTTGTAAGATAGATGGCAACGCTTCCACCTCCAAGAAATGGTTCACGAAATTCCTTGTAGGAATACATGTTGGGCAAGAACTGACCTATCTTTGTACAGGCACGAGACTTACCACCAGGATAACGAAGTGGTGTTTTGTGAGATTTCATTAATAAAATTTAGGATAATTTCTTAATTCATTACCCTCTCGAATAAGAGTAAAGACTTCTGTTAAATCAATAACACTTTGGGTCATGATACGATAACCAGCACCAACATATAATTGTCCAAGAACTACAGATGTAGTAGCTATTCCCCAGAACATATAATAAAATTTAGACTTTACTTGATTTTTTCTTTTTTCAGTATTTGTATTCATTTTCATTTGAATTCACACTCCACCATAATTTCAGTTAGACATGCAAGCATGTTTATTTCTTGATCGGCAACAAATGCCATCTGATACTGATACTTAGCGATAATAAGAACAGCAGAAGGGATGGTATTAGCAACCAAGGATTTATAAAGACTATCGTAAATACGACGAAATAGTACAGAAGTATCATTGTCCATATTATTGTTGACCCACTTTCGTACTTCTGGAAAGTTTTTTTCTTTGAGGTTTTTGATAAGATCATTGACTGCGACATCTGAAAATGCTGCTAATATTCCACTATCTATCTTACCACTAACAGAGTATCTCTGACACTCATTTAATATTCTTCTCCAATCTGGAAAATGTTTATTAATTAATTCAACTAATACTTTCTTATCGTTTTCAATCCTTTCTTGCTCCAAGATAAAGTTAAGTCTTTGGAAGAAATTAGCAGCGATTTGTTGCTTTTCTTTTCCTCGAATAGAAAAGTCAATGACAGTACATCTGGAATGGAGGGGTTCAAGGATTTTGTTCTTATAGTTGCAAGTGAAAATAAACCTACAGTTTCCTGCAAACTCTTCGATGAATGCTCGAAGCAATAATTGTACGTCATTTCCTGTGTTATCGGCTTCATCAATGATGACGACCTTGTGCTTCGCTTCCGATGACAACGATACAGTTGATGCGAAATTCTTTGCGTTGTTTCTGACTGTATCGAGAAATCTCCCTTCATCGGATCCGTTGATGACATAAAAATCTACTCCTAGTTCGTTGCATAATGCTTTCGCTACTGTAGTTTTTCCTACGCCTGGAGGACCAGCAAGAAGCATGTTAGGTATTTCTCCTCTATTTAGAAAATCCTTAAATGTTTTCTTGATACTATCTGGAAGAATACAATCATCAATTGTTTTGGGTCTGTATTTTTCAACCCATATAAAGTCACTCATTTGATCTCCACTCCTTTCTCATTATAACATACTTTTCATCATAAGCTGCTTTATCTCTCATTTTTTTGAAAACAGTTGCAGCACGGGACTTTTCACAGTGTAGTGCGGTTGGCGACTGCGGTGATACGGAACCATCGCGAGCGTACTTTTTCCCACTAGGATGATTTGCATACCGACGGGAGCGAGTAAATCCCATTTCAAGAAACTTCCTAGCCATGTCCATTCCAATGAAGTCCTGTTGCTTCTTATAGTCACAGAACATGGAGTAGATTTTATCAGCAGATTTGCGAGCAATATTTTCATTTACGAATCTCCAATGAGAGCATATATCGTTAGTATAAGGGCGAACCAGTAGCACTCCTTGTTCTCCCCTTCCAATACGATAAAGTTTGCGATTTTCTTCAACTGTAAAGTCAAGGGTTTTGTAATCGAGTTCATAATCAAATTCTTTCATAACCAATCAGATCTGTCGCATCCCCATCTCTTTACCTCCATTGAGTCAAAACGGTTCTGCATGTATTGTATCACAGATTTATAATCTGTGTTTGGTTGGCATGAAAATAAATCACATCGAGCAATATTATCTTCTGGCCAAGTGTGTATACTAATATGACTTTCTGCAAGTAAAGCATAACCAGTAACACCATGTGGTTGAAACTTATGAGTATCAACCTTTAATAATTTTAGTTTAGCAATCTTTACTGCTTCTATCAAGGTTTCTCTAATATACTCCTCATTGTCTAATAGAGAAGTCATCAGACAATCTTTCAAATCAAATAAAACATGTTTCATAATTAAGCAAAACCTTTAGATTTTTTCTTTGGTTTATCAAGTACTTCAATAACTGTATCTTTAATTGATGGCGAATAACAATTATTCCACCAATATTCTTTTGCTTCTTCCCAAGATTCTACAATCATTGTTTTAGTTTTAGAAACTATTTTATAGCGATGACGATCATAAGATACATTACTAGTTTCAGTAAAATATCTGGGATCATCAGATGAAATCAATTTTGTCATCATCATAAAAATCGTAAGGTCCTTCAAGTTTTTTTTGATATTCCCTCTCATCTAAAACTTCATTAATTAAATCTTTTAATTCTTTTCTAAATGAATCTGAGAATAAATTTGTTTTCACTACTTCCATATCAGGAATAGCAGCACGTTGTTCTTCTATACTTTTACCACCAACTTTACCTGTCCCATAGGACATTCCTTGTGTATCAATCTTCATGATCATCCCATGGATCTGCTAATCCTTGATTTGCGAAGAATCCTTTATAGATTCCATATGCTGCTAATAGAATTGTAATCACAGCAATTGATATACCAAAAGTATAATTTGGATTGAATGTAAAGTGTGGAATTAATGTGTCATTACACTTGGCAATCTTTTCTGGATCGTTCCAAGTGCCAGGTAAAGTATACACTGGTGGACATGCTGAAAAAATAAAATTAATCATAGGTTATAACCAATTTGGTTTTTTGGATGGGTCACGAAGATAATTAGATGCAACCCAAGGTTTGGATGCGATATAACGCTTGTAAGCAGTAAGAGTGTCAATGCTTGTGTCAAATTTAAATACATCAGGACCTGCGAATGCGAATGGTGTTGCTTCTTTGTGGCATAGTAATGTTTTACCTGTTTTTTCTTCAAAAACTTTTTCTGCCTCGTTCATAGCAGTTTGACAAGAATGAACTTTACCATATCTATGAGTATATTCTTCAAGTAATCCAAAACCATGTTGAATCAACCAAGCAGTATTGGCAATATCTTCTGCTGCCCATACAGTACATGGATGTCCACGAAAGGCACCCTTCTCTGTATTGTATGGTGTTCCATCTTTCTTAGGTAGAAGTTTATCTCCCCAATTAAAATACCACTTGGAATAAACAACCGCCAACATCTGGCAGGTCTCAAGTGGCATCTTTACTATGTGTTTATCAGGCAACACTCTTGCAGACTCAAGAGGGTCAGGATCTGTCACGAATATGTTCATAATGTGGTGGTGTATAATGATCGTTCCAGTGTCGAATGTTTCCTGCAACGATAAAACAATTGGTAATCACGAGTTGTAAGAAGATAAA